CTTCTACTGGTGATACGGTAGATTTTAAACGTCCTACAGATTATGTATCTGTACGTAGCTCTAATGGTGATGTATCGGGCGAAACAGCCTCAGATATCATTACTGGTAAAGCGTCTGGCGTTGTTCAGGACTATTTCACTGCTTTCGTTGATTATGACGAAGCTGATGAAGCGCTGAAAATGGATCAGCTTGATCAGTTGCTTGCACCTATGGCGACACGCATCAAGACTGATTTTGAGCTAGATTTCGCCGCGTTTATGATGAAGAACACAGCGTTATTGGCCGGTTCTGTAGGTACAGCGGTTACTACATGGGATCATGTTGCAGAAGCTGGCGCAATCATGCAGGCATCTGGCGTTCCTATGGATATGCCTTGGTGTGCAGCGGTTAACCCACATACCCAGCGTAAACTAGCAAGCGACCAACGTTCTCTAGGTGGCGAAACTGGTGGCGATACAGCTAACCAGCGTGCAACTATCACTGAAAACTTTGCGGGAATGAAAGTTCTGACAGCTTCTACTCTAGCCAACTACACCACAGGCGCTGGTGCAGATCGCGCTGGTACATTAACTGGTACTCCTATCGTTACTTATGTAAATGCTAAGGACACCATGACTCAAGTATTGGCTGTTACTGCTTTACAGGCTAACTTAGTAGTTGCTGCTGGTGAAACTGTTACTATTACAGCGGCATCTGGTGCAATCAATCGCTTAAACCTTTCTACACGTCAGCAAATCGTTGATGAGACTGGTGCGGCAATTCTTTGGACTGGCACTGTCACTACTGCTGTAACTCTAGATGGTTCTGGTGCTGGCAACCTAACAGTTACTGGCCCTGCAATCTTTGAAGCTTCTGGTCAATACAATACTGTATCGCAATCGCCTCTTTCTGGTGATGTGGTTACATTGTCTGGCGCTGCATCTACATTGATTCAGCCTAACCTGTTTTGGCATAAACAAGCGTTCTCAGTTGGTTCGGTTCCTATCAAGAAACTACACTCTACTGATACCGTTGCTACTACCGAAGATGGTTTGCAGTTCCGTGTATCTAAAGGTGTTGGCTTCCTTGAGAATGAACAGAAAGTTCGTATTGATTTCCGCCCTGCTTACGGCGTAATGAATCCGTTCTTTGCTGGCCAGCTGTTCGGCTAATCTGTATGGGGGTGTAAAAGCCCCCTTTTTTATTTTTATTTTAATTTTGGAGAAAATTATGTCAAACGAAAAACCTGCAACAAAAAAAGTGATTAAAACTATAGAATACAAGCGTCCAAGCGGCTCTATTATTGAGCTAAAAGACACGCCTGAAATGAAAGCTTTTGCAGAAAAAAACAAGTTTGTTGCTGTAAAGTAATTTAACTTTTAAAGGGTGGCGATTATGGAAACAGCAAGTGACGTAATACTTGATGCACTAAAAGAGATAGTCGCTATCCCTTCAGAGGCCGCTGTAGGCGCTTACGAGGCACAGGTAGGCATCTTTTATCTAAACGCTATGATGCAAGATTTCGCTATTAATGGCATCAATGTCGGCTATACAATTATTGATAGCTTGGGCGATGCAATGACTGTTCCTGATGGCGCATTAGAGCCTATGGTTAAGAATCTGGCTATTGAGATATCACCAGCATTCAAAGAATCGCTTACAAGTCCTGACTTATTCGAACAAGCTCAAGACGGACTTAATACACTACTGCAAATATCACTACCTACTATTGCCAATGCGGCATACCCTTCGACGCTTGCGATGGGATCAGGTAATGATCACGGTATATGGGGCAACACGTTCTATTCTGGTCTACCTAATCAAATATTAACTGAAAACAACGGCTATATAGCTCCAGAGGATGCAGATGCAGGCTAGAGAAGTCATCACAAGGGCGTTTGCTGAGGTTACGCAATCTAAAGCGCCCATTCAAGATGTGGAGCTTAGCGATGGCTTACGATATCTTAATCGTATAATGGCTAGACCTGAGTTTGTAGCTCTTGGTTATACGTCATTATCTAGTGTTGACGATCAAATGACCGTAGCCAATGGTGTGATATTAGGCATGGTAAAAAACCTTGCGCTTACACTATGGCCGCAATACTCAACCACTCCGGTTAACCCGCTTATTAAGTTTTCAGCTGATAGATCGTTTGGTACGATGCTGGCACAAGCAATTACAATTATTCAGCCTGCACAGTTCCCGTCAACCACACCAATTGGTTCTGGGAATTATGATGGGCGCTATACAGATCCTTTCTATTCTAACGCGGAAGGCCAAAGCACATACATAGGCACAGAAAATGACTAATAATACGGTAAAAGGCACAAAGAAAAGCGCGTTTACAGGCTCTACTACTATTCCAAGCGGTGCATACTTGGATTTTGTTGTTAATGGTCAGAACTTACGCATTCTTGATACTGATTTTTATGCAGCTTTAGGTGTTACAGGCTCAATCGTACAAGACGGTGATCCAAGCGGTGTACCTGTACTTGATGTGCAGGGTGCAGTTAATGCTATACGCAATATTGCTGGAGGCTTTGGCATTACCGTGGCTGTTGATGCTTATAACGGCATTACATTATCTACCAGCTCTACTTTTGACCAAACTGGTGCAACGTTAGTTGATGATATAACGGCATCGTCTCCTGTATGGCGTAGTATTGTTGGCGGCACAGGAATAACCGTTACAGGCGCAACAAGCACAATCACTTTGGATGCAGCTGTTGCCAGTAAGGTTGTGATCGTTACTACGGGATCACAATTAACGGGATCGCTAGATTCAACCAAGCAATACATTATCGACGGTATTATTAATATGACCGGATTAGGTACGATAACCGTTCCTGCTGGCGGTCTTAGTATTAGAGGTCACGACTTCAATATCTCTCAATTAACGTCAACTACTGCTGGTCATGTAATGTTTACCGGCACTGGATCGGTAAATGCTGTTGATGTTGGCTTAACTGTTACTGGTGCAGGGTCTAGCATGTATAGCCTTACGGGCGCGACAGGCAATGAAGCTATTGAGATGACAAGAGTGAATTACAATAATTGTGTTTCTCTTGGTGAGATTGATGGATATAGACAAGGGTTAGAAACTGATACAGGCAGATTTGGCGGAAATCCTTCACTTACATTAAGTGGCGCGTGGTCGGGCTTTAGAGTTACCACCTCAATCGTTAGATCATTAGATAATGCTGTAGCTACCCCTTTGTTTAAAGCGGGTACAGCCCTTACTTTTAGCGATAGGTTTTTGTCTGACATTAATGCGGATTTAGGCACTTTAGCGGCTTTTACTGATTTTACTACTGCTAACTTTACTAACTCATCTAGCTTTGTTTTAAAAGGTTGTCTAATAAAGAGAAATGGCGTGTCAAATGCTGATGACACAACAATCAACACTGGAATTACAAATGCTGATATAGCTTCTGATTGGACAGGTAATCAAGGTATTCATAACACTTTTGAAGGTGGTAGAGTGGATATAACAACGGCGGCAGCTACTGCATTAAGCGGCGTAGCTATAGGTGCGTTTCTTGATCTTGCTGGAACGTTTACCGCATCCGACTTACAGCACTTCGATTCTCCTTCTAACGGTCAGCTTAGGCATCTAGGGGTAGACCCTAGGGAATATGACTTCTTTGGTGATATGGTTATCCAAGGCACTGCTGGCGATGTGATAGAGGTGAAAGTAGTTAAGTGGGATAATTCAGTGTCAGGATTTGTTGACGTTATGACACAATCAAGAGAGATTAATAATTTCACTGGCTCAACTGATGCTGCTTTTTTTAGTTTAAATAACAATGCTATTTTAGATGAGAATGATTACCTAAAATTACAGGTTGCTAACACTACAGCAGCGCGTAATGTAACGGCGAAGCTAACAGATTATTTTATAATCGAGGCTAGATAATGAGAACAACGCTACCAATAGCAGCGGGATTCTACACTTCTGACGCATTGCCTTTAAGCGCCCAAAGAGCGGTAAATTGGCGTCCTTCTGTGCCTCAGTCTGCTACTATCACTGACGCTAACTTATTCAGCACTGAGGGTATTACAGCCCTTATCACGGGTAGCGTTCTTGATGAGTGCAGGGGTGCGCATGTACTCGCTGGCATTCCTTATTTTGTTATCTCTAATACGCTGTTTAGGTTAGAGCGAACTATTGTTGCTGGTGCTGATGTTTACACTACTGTTTCAGTTGGCGTAATAGATGGAGTTAGCCGTGTTTACATGGCAGACAATGGAACTCAATTATGTATTGTTGCTATTCCTGATACGGTAACTGCAGGTAAAAGCTATATTTTCACAGCGTCACCAGATACGTTAACAGAAATTACAGACTCTAACTTTGATGGGCCAGCTTCAAGCGTCATTTACACTGATGGTTATTTCTCATTCCATAAGTCAGATGGTAAGAAGTTTTTTAACTCTCCGTTAAATAATGGCCTTACTGGTTATGACCCGCTAGATTTTAACGTGGCAGAAGTAGATCCAGACCAAATTAGAGGCCAGGGTGTTCTTAATGGTCAGCTCTACATTTTCGGATCAGAGACAATCCAGCCTTTCAGGAATGTCGGTCGCGCACCTTCACCATTCGCGCCTATCGTTGGTGCTGCCATTGATATCGGTGTATTTTCTCCACAGTCGATTGTTAAGTTTGGCGGCGGTCTTGCATTTGTTGGTGGTGGTGTTGATGAGTCCCCGGCGGTTTGGCTGGTTTCAGGTGGCCAACAAAGAAAACTATCGACTATCGCAATAGAAAATGAATTATCAAAACTATCTATCGAAGAGCTGGAAGGCCAATTATTTTCATGGGTTTATGCTGAGTCAGGCGCTTATATGCTTGGCATATCCACACAATCAACGTGTTATGTTTACGACTTAACCAATAACCGTTGGCATGAAAGACAATCCATTGACGGTGCAAGCCTTTCAGCTTACAGGGTTTCGCATATTGTCACGGCTTATGGGATAACGATTGTTGGCGATTCTCAAACTGGCAATATTGGCGAGCTAAGAGAGGATGAGTCGCTAGAGTATGGGATTTTAACTCCAAGACTTATAACATCGCGCCCTTTTGATAACTCCGGTAATGCCGTAAATGTTGCGTCTATCGAAGCCGTTATTGAGGCTGGTGTAGGTCTAGCGAACGACTTAAAAATACAAACAGGAACCAATGCGGCAGGCAATGCTATTTTTGCAACCGGCGGCTCAGATCCCAAGATTACATTTTCTTGGTCGGATGATGGCGCAAGAACTTATGACGGTTTTATATCTCGCTCAATGGGCAAGATCGGCAAGTATATGCATCGTCCAGTGTGGAATAGGCTTGGTAGGTTTGCACGTCAAAGAGTGTTACAATTCGAGGTGTCAAGCCCCACAAAGGCTACATTAATAAAGGTTGAAGCAGACATTGCCTGAGTTTATACAAGCACCAGCAATAACCGATAAAATCATTCTGGATGGCTTCCCTAGCGTCCAGTTTGCTACATGGATGGATCAGGTCACGGAGGCGATTAAACCGCCTCTCGTTGGATCTGGAAGCCCAGAAAGCGTAGTTATTGCAACTGTTGGCCGATGGTATGTTGATACTGATAGTGCAGGCACAGGAATTTATCTTAAAAACACAGGCGAGGGTAATACCGGATGGATAGCGAGATCATAATAGATAATTTTATTAATGATTTCGATTCGTTTCGCAGTCATTGTGATGATGTCAGTTATGATGGAGTTGTAAACCCAGAAGACGGAGTTTTTTATCCCGGCGTTAGTTTAGATATCCCCAAAAGTATAGAGGCAGAAGTTATAGCAAGAACTATAAGCTCAATTGGGCGAGATATTAAGGTTAACGCTTTATTTCTTAGACTTAGTACTAATGGTATGGATGCGCCCCATCAAGCACATACTGATGCCGTTATGGGGTCTTATAGTTTAATGCTGTATATTAACAGGGTTGAAGATTGCGAGGGTGGAACGTCTCTTGTTTTGCATAAAAAAACAGGCTTATGTAGCACTCCAATCAATGAGAAGCAGTTAAAAGTATGGCAGGACGATGCCAATAATGAAGAAGCGTGGCAGATTACGAATATAGCCGCAATGATTCCAAACAGGGCGTTCATATTTGACGCTGATTTGATGCATAGGGCGGAGCCGGTAGGTGGTTTTGGTGATAACGAGAGAAACGGGCGGCTAGTGCTGACGATGTTTTATGATTAGAGATTGCGAAACAAAAGATATTCCAGCCATTATTGAAATGAGCAGGGAATTTTGGAAACATACCATATACAAAGCGGAGCCTCTGCAAAATGATGCTGTGCAGGCTATGACTGAAAAGTGTATGGATGATGGTCTTTGCTTGGTGTTAGAGATCGACGGCGCTGTAGAGGGTTTTGTTTGCGGTATTAAAGGCCCATTATTAGCTAATTTCGACGTTGTATCTGGTACTGAGCTGGCTTGGTGGGTCAATGAAAAATTCAGGAATACTGGTGGAGGCTTAAAGCTTCTTAGGGAAATCGAAAAAAGCGCTAAGCGTGAAGGTGTTAAATATTGGAGTATGGCCTATATGGAATCCTCCATGCCAGAATCAATAAAAACTATTTATGATTCTATGGGCTATAAAATAAACGAAAGTTTATACACAAAGGTATTGTAAAATGGCAGCTATAACAACGGCAGTGGTCGGAGCGGCGCTTGTAGTTAAAGGTCAGCGTGACACAAAGAAAGCAAATCAAAGGGCTGCTGACCAACAAAGGCAAGCAGCGTTACAGTCTGCAAGGCTTTTAGATGCAGCAGGTAAGGCTAGTGAAGCGGATATTTTACGTCAAAGCGTATTAGCGTCTGAGACCTCAGATCGTGGTGCTGCTGAGGCATCGGCGCAACTAGATCCATTTGCAGATTTGCAGGCCATAGAACGCGCACAAGAAG